TCTCACCTTCGATACCAGCCTTTGAAAGACTTACGTTCTTAACAATACGCTCCTGTGGTTGTACGAGCTGTGAATAGAATGAGAAAACAGCCTCAGTAGTAAGAATAACCGTTGGTTTGTTCTGTCCACTTGTGACGGCATCCCATAATGAGTCCCATTGAGCCAAAGTCATTGTTCCACCAGAGGCGGTAACGGTTGACTGAAGTCCAGAATAGGTAGCTCGAGGCTGACCACCAATGTTTGCGACGTTATTTCCATCGTCAATTAAAGCACCGAGACCAAGTAGGTCTTTGCTTGAGTTTCCTGTTCCATCGGCATAGAACATAGTACCGAGGTCATCGGCTAAGTCCTGTGCGGATGAGGCCATCTCGACTTCAATAAGATCCAATACTTTCTCTTCAGTACGGTTCTTACTAATTTCGGTACGGGCCAAGACAACCGGCTTCTGAACAAATTTTGGATCATAAGTCAGTTTGAGTCGGGTGTCGGTTGCAGTTGTTGAAAGCACGTCATAACCACTGAAAGAACCACCTTCTGTGTTCTTAGCGTGCTTAAACGGAAATTCAACCTGCGCACCTCGGAACTTTTTGGCTGCACTAACAAATCGAGTGAAACCTACGTTTGCTCCGAGGACAGTATCGTTTAGCTCTTTGGCCAGATAATTTTGGGTCAAAGCAGCCACTTTTGTACTTACTGCCATACGTGTTTAAATTACATATCGTGAATCGAATCCCTACCTTTTAGATTCTGAGGAGTCCAGACATCCTCTTCTTTGCCACCACTACTTTTTGAATCAGTAGTCATTGCAGCAATCTTTTTCCGAGCTGTCTTTTTCTCAACAGGTTGCTTATTCAATTGCTTCCAAAGCTTGTATGACTTTGCAATAGAATAATTACCCTGTTCATCTGTTGGTGCGTAATCAATTGCTATCTGGAGAATCTCATTACGAGTCGAGTCTTTTTCATCAAGTAAGTTTTTCAGTCCGGTATCTTCAGCGAGAGTTTCAAAGCTCTCCTTTAAGAAATTAGCTGATCTTTCTTGATTCTGTTTCTCAACTTCTTTGGCTGCCTCAACCTTTTGTTGATGCGCTGTAAGCCCTTCCTGATTCATTTCAGTAACAAGCTCTCGAAAATTCTCCCAAGCCTCTTTGTTATCGCCAAACAAATGAACAAACTTTTTAGGGATCTCTTCACTTGGTTTATTAAGATTCTGCACCGATTCTTTAAGCTCTGCTATGTCATCGCTGAACTTTGAATCTCCTAGCTTTTCACGAAGCTCTTTGAGTTCCTTGTTCATTGTCTTAAAGCGTGGGTGCTTATGAAACGGTATCTTCTCGTCAAGAGTATTATCAGACGTATCCTCTGTGGACTCGTCTTCTTCGCCCTCTTGCGATGGCTCTTCCGTTTCCGTTTGTTCATCTTCCTTAGGTTCTTCCTTTGGTTGATCGTCGGTTTCAGACTCCGATGGTTCCTTTTCGGGTTGCGACTCCGCAGGGGTTTCTTCCTGTTTATCGTCTTCCACAGCACTGTCACCTTCCTGTGGGATATCCGCAAACATTTCTTCTTCAATAGCCATAATTTCGCAGGATTTATTTATAGACGCTCCGAGAACGTCAGGCTAATAATTAGTCAATTGCTTTTAATGCCTTAGCAAGATCATCTGCCACTTCATCCATATCCATCCCTTCCATAAATAGATCCATTGATTCGTCAAAGATTTGATAAGCAATCCTTCGACGATTCTGCATACCTTTATCATTCTCTTTAGCTGCACGTTTAGCTGCCTTTGAACCACTCTCACGAGCAGTATCAGTAATAGCTTCACGAATAGCCTTCTCTTGTTTATCAAAAGTTAGTTCACTTACTTCACTCATACTTGTGGTGTTACTAAATTAGGTATTGCTGGTGCAGTAACCTCTGGTGCAGCCTCGGGGATCGCTCCTGCCTGTACAGGTAAAGCTGGCTGCGCTTGTCCTACTAATGAACCTGGGTCTTGTAACCACTTGACTAGCTTCTCCGCCATGTCTCTTGGATTAGGATTATCAAGTGCCTCATACAAACTAATAGGATCAATAGCACCAGCACTCCACAAATCAACCGCCTCGTTACGTCGTAGCAAAGGATCACGAGGGATCATTGAACCTTCCTTGACTGATACAAGCAGTTCACGATCAAGATCAGTATTCTTCAGTCGTACAAATTCAGCAGCGTTCTCTTTACCGATGATTGCGCCAACGTGCTCTTCTTCGTAGTAAACGTAGATCATCTGAACACACCAATTAAAGACATGGTCAGTGAACTGCTCTAGGAAATCAGTGATGTAAGCGATACGGTCTGTGTCCTGTCCTTTGATCTCAATCTTTCCTCGTACCGTTCGCTCATTCATAATGCCAGCCGGAGTAGAACCACGCACACCAATGATGTTCTGGATCTCGTTACGCTTGTCTTGTAGATCATTTGGTACTAAGGCAGGTAATGCTGGTGCACTAATACGTTGCACAGACTCATTGATGTTTTCAGTCGGTGCTCTTGCAGCTCCACCCCTACGAAGAGATGTTTGAAAGTTAGCCGCAGTTTCTTTAGTAAACTGGTTGTTAAGAATCCAACCGTTGTTCATCTCATCAGCGTTCTTATCAATCTGTCGTGCTCTCTTGTTCACTGTGTCCTGTAAGGAAATAGATTGCTCAATCAAACTTGTACTGTCATGTGGTTGATCTCCCAAATTAAAAACAGACAAAAAGATATAAGGCATCTTTGGCTGCTTAAAGTGATTCTCACCACGCTTCATCTCTGTTGTTACAATCCCATATGTATTAGTAACCTGTTCTTCTTCTCCGTAGTTCCAATGTGGGTTCTTTCGTTTGTCTAATACCATGTCGTTCAGAGTCCAGAACACAAACTTCGGTGTCCACCACTCAACGAACTTAACCTCTGTGGCCATATTTCCACGAACCATCCGAGTAATCTTATCCTTGAATTTAGGAAAGCGTTTAACCATTGTTGTAGCATCATCAGATCGTCGCTCACCAATGTAACGCCCCTCATATTCAGACACATCATGGGCTGCCTTTGGATCGAGGATCATCTTCTTAGAGTCAACAACTTTCAACTTAATCTGATCTTCTACAAAGTCCCAACCGATCTTCATCACACCCAGATAATCTAATGCCCAATTACGCATGATCTGTTTGTTCTTAACTTTGAGCTTCTGAGTATCAGCAATGAACATCAGCATATTCTGCATATCCTTGGCCAGATCGTTACCCTCTTCTTCGTTCTCAGTTAAAACAACAGGTGTCGGGAGTTGCCTGGTTGCGATAGGTAAGAATGTTTCAATAGACTGAAAGATAACATTATCCACAATCTTGTCTGTTCCTCCGTGCTGATTACCAAGCCAATAATTCAAGTTCGCCTTTTGCTTGGGTTTGATATTTTCATAGTAACCACGATAGGCCTGTTCCCAAGTATCCTTGAGATCAAGTAATTCTTTGTCGTCAATATTTAAAGCTAGTTCTACTTCAAGTTCTCCAGTTACTCCATCTCCTTCGGGAGTACCAGTTTGTTGCTTATTAACCGGAGCGAATAAACCAGCGACTTGACGTTGTATTTCTGCAAAAGGATTTGCCATATAAATCAAAAAAGACGGGTAGACAAAAATTGTCTACTCGCCTGATATTTCAAGGTTAGAGTCTAGTTAAAGTATATCAACTTTTTCTTGCTTTGTAAACTTATACACAGACTTGTCCACTCGTATATTTCTAAGTTTTCCATGCTCATCAAAATGAATCAGAGCAGTACCACTTTTAAGGTCTCTGACTGCGTCCATGATTGTGCTTAACATAGCATAATTCTCTATTATCTCTGCTAGGACTGCGTATTGCTCATCTTCTAGGGTAATATTACACGTCTCTCCAGTCTTCTTCTTTAGCAGGCATAACGAGATCTTTGAGTGGGACTGTTCCGTCATATCCTATTGTTGGTGCTGTAGGAATAAATATGGTTTCATCAGGCATTATCATGCTGCCTTTAGCTCCAGTGAACCGGTCTAAGCCTATTCGCCAATAACAAACCGCATGACACAAATGATCGGCTCCTGACCTCTTCCATACTCGTTTCATCACTCCCAAGCTAGTCTCTTCTTCTGAACGGTAAATGTTCTTCCAATGCTTAACAAATTCATCCCAGTCTTCCGACTTACCATAAATCTTTATCCGTCCACCTCTAAACTCATCCACAACGAACTGGATAAGCCTATTACGATCAGCCTGTACTACTCCTCGCTCCTTCTTCTCACCCCATTTAATAAGCTGGTTAGTCTTCCTGTCTTGTCTATAATAGCATAGCCAAATACGCCCTGGGTACTTCTCTTGTAGCTCTCGTGGTTTCTGTAGGTCTCCCTGAGCATCAAACACAGCCACAGCGTCTTTGAACCTGGTCATTAACCGCTCAAACTCATCATAGTTCTCACTTGTATTCCAGTAGAACAATCCGGCATGATTACCTACCACCAGGTGAATACCAAGCCCTGTATCCACTCCAATCATTATCTGCCCTTCCATGCTGTTAGCCTTGTCCTCTATGTTCTTACGGATCGTGCTTTCTTCAACCTTGTTACCTGAACCAACATAAGGCAGCCCTAATACGAAGTTATAAAAGTACTCCTCATCCTTCTCCTCGTATTGCGTTATAACGTCCTCACAATCTACCCAAGGAGCCATCATTAGATTGATCCAATATCCTCTGTAACGTGGCACATACGGCGTTTTCATGCGTTTCCAGCGACCTACACGACGATCCTCTCTACTAAGGGAGGCCTTGCATAGCTTACAGATGTACTCACGCTTAGCCATGTCCACACTCTCAGGCCAGTTCATGTAATGCTCACCTTTACACTTAGAACAGGTAATGAACCAATGACGCTTATCGCTCTTCTCCCAGTACTTACTCACTCCGTTACCTTCATAGCTAGGGTTAGAGAAATAGGAACGATGACCGAACTTAGAGTGTTGCAGTCGTGATTCGTATTGCTCTACAACCTTTTGATCTGAGCGATCCACCTCGTCAGCTTTGACAATATCAGCTGACACAGCGATGGCTTCCCTGCTCGTCCATGTACCTCGAAAGTAAACAACCTGCTCACCCACTCGCTTCTGTTCAATCGTATCCCTATCTTTGACATACTCTTGTAATATCGGATTGTTGTCGATAATTCTGTTGACCTTGGCTCCGACAAAATCTTTGACATCGTTTGAGCTTGGCAAAGTGTAAATGATGTCCACACCCCAATGCTTGGCCTGCCAAAACGTCTTTAATATCTCCATTGTTGAAAAGGTGATCTGTGCTGCTTTCAAGCATACAAGGTTAGGTGAGAAATCTGAATAGATGTCATACATAAACAGGTGGTCCTTGAAATCAAGAGGAACACCCGTTTCAGTCTTAATGTTGTGTTTCTTTATCCATAAGTGAATGGATTTGTCTTCGGGGTTCATTTATTTATAAATCACAACAACATGATTTTTCACAGTTCTTACATTCTGTAACGTAACAATCTTCACACACACTTTCATCACTACATTTATGCTCTGGAGTAAATAACCTAGAATTATCACAACAATCATCACAACACGGACATTTCATACACTATTTAATAAATGAATAAAGATAATCTAACCAAATTCTTTTCTAGCTTCTTGTTCATTGTCATACAGTTTACAGCCCCAATAAGACATGCTTTCAAGATAAAAATATTCGTCACCCTTAAAGAATCCTATACAAGCATCTCTAAAGGTCTTTCCAGTTCCATTTCCGTGTAGCATTGCTCCATCAGATTCACCAGAAGTAGCATAACCTTCTGACCAAATTTCATATTTATTTAATAAATCCATAAAGATAATCAATTATTCTTTGTTTTAGAGTAGGAACCCAACCTTTATCTGTGTACTTAAGTTCCATACTGTCACAGCCTTCTTCTATACGAATTTTATTTTCTTCATTCATACCTCTTCCTCTATTGAATTAAAAGCATTCTCAATCTTAGTTAAGCGATCATCAATCTTTTGAAGCGTATTTACCAGAAACTCTAAGCTTTCGTTCTCTCCTTTCTTTTCGTAGGTCTTGCCTGAAGGCTCTACGATTTTAACTAGCTCTGCCATATTATTCTTTCTTAGCGTATTCAGCTCTTATCTTAGCTTCTGCTTCTTTGATTATCTCATCGATAACTATCTCACTTCCTTTTAGTTCTATCTTCTCACCACCTGAAGTAATATCAGTTTTATCAGTAGCTTTGTAGCCAGCTCTGTCTACTACATCTTTGTTAGCATTAAGTTTTACCGTTTCTGATTCAGCATTACAACTCATTTCTTCAATCCTTTCCATTGCGCCAGGAGCTGCTTTTTCTAAGATCTTTAATACGCTAGGCTTTGCTAGGTTCTCTGCTCCTATGTTATTTGCTACGTTACGATTCTTTACATCATAAACTCTGGCTGCTGCCTCAGTAGCGTTAGCTGTCTCTAAATATTCTTTAGCAAATCTCTTTTGCTTTAGGGTTGGCTTGTCTCCTTTCATAAGTTCGTTACCTCTCCACAGGTGAAAAGATTTATTTTCGCCACCCGAAGGTGTATAAGATGCCTTCCACCTGAGAGAAATTGTCTAGCCTAATAGACACTAATTTATCGTTCTCTACTATGACAACAGCAGGCGAACTGCTATCTGCTCCACATACTAAACGCTCGGGGCCTCAGTGATTAAGTGGACTACATTGGTTTCGTAGAGAAGTAAAAAACCTAATCTTCGATCTCAACCTTGACCTTCTTTTCGTCAATAACAAATTCTTCACTATCTCCTGACTTGGCTTTTTCAATCCATTCAAGTAGGACTGCCTTTGGTCTTGAGATTACTTTCATAAATTTAAGCTTCTTTAGACTCTGTAATTACATCAACTTCTGCTTCAACTTTAGTTTCCTCTACTGCCTTTTTCTGAGACTCTTCAAACTTCTTTTGGGCCTCAACCATGAATGTGTTATAAACCTCTGGGTTTGTTGGATGCTGGAGAACCATTGCTAGATCAGCTAAGAGTGCTGCATCCTGGCTACCAGTTACAGTCAGTCTCTTAAGCAAGCCAATTGAATTAAACACAATTGAGGGGTGAACCTCAAACTTAACTGTTTCTTGCTTAACTTCCTCTTTAACCTCTTTGGTTTCTTTAGACATACTTTAAAAGTTTAATAATCTTTCTTTTAATTTATCTTCGTAATTACTTTCATTCATTCTCTCTTGCTCTTTGATAAAGAACTCATGCTTGCCTTCTTTCCATAGAAATGCTTTCTTCTTTTGGTCATTCATTTCTTTAAATTGTTCTACTGCTTTTTCCCCATAAATTGCCTTAAATATGTGTGCTGTTGGGCCAGAGGGTTGACAGAAATCTCTTATGTGCTCCCTGTAATATCTATTATTGTCTATTCGACCATTTGCGTGTTTTGCATAGACAACTTCTCTTTTGCAGTGTTTACAGGCTTCCTTGTGGACTAAATCATTATCCTTTGTGGTTTTGAACTCACACCATTTAGCTTTGGGACAGTGGCTTTCTTCAAACATATTAACCTGCGCTGTTAGAATCTAAAGATGATAGGTTGTTCTCGTAATAAAAGTGTGGACCTGAACTATCTGCCTTAGCTGCTGTTTGTCTCCATTCCCATTCAGGATCAATGATCTCTTCATCCATTCTAACGTCCAGTAAGGTGTCTCCCCAGTAGTATTGACCAAAACTCATAAGATCCTCAAGTACCTCAGCTTGAGTTAATCCGTCTGCATCACTTTCGTCCCAACCCCTACCAATAGCCAAGGTTGTTACTGCATCATAAATTTGTTGATCTGTTGCCATATGGCTAATTATAGCACATTATTTAAAGTGAGTCCCGTAATTAACACCGTTCTTTAAACCCTTAGTATCTGTGGAGGCCTCAGCACAAAGTATCTTCCAACACTCTGGACTACAATAATGTTTCCCCTTATAACCAGTATAAGACATCCAGTCTTTTTTATCCACAAGAAACTTTACTCCACAAACATCACAGGTCATACTTTCTTACAACGATGACAGTAGTAGACTTTTTCAACTCTTTCACCAGCAAAAACCTCATCATGCGTCCACGTCAATTCTCCAGGCGGAACATAAATATCATCAGCACATGAAACTATCTTACTCTTCCCCTTAATAGCATCGCACTCTTTAATCACACACTTGCACTTGTCACAGGATACCAGTGGGCCGACTCTATTTTCGGAAATCTCAACCACATCCATTCTTAAACAATTTATTGCCTCCCAAAGTCTTTTATGAAACATATTAACAATAGTTATTTAATTCACCATTTAAGTATTTAAAGACTGTTACATAGTCTGCTTTACTTGTTTTGTTCCATTGGGCTTGTAAATCCTTTTCCCATTGTACACCACGCTGTCTAACCATTTCATCCTTGTACCAGAATGGTGCTCTATGGGCACTGTCAAGCTTAAGTGTGTGGCAGCCGGAGCACAGACAGCAACCATTAGGGAGATACCAACGTGTGCTTCTGGCTCTTCTACTAAAGATATGGTGAGGGTTCATGTGGGTTTCTCTACGTTCTCCACATAGCTCGCACTGGTAGTTCTGGTCTTCAAGTATTATTTTACCAAATAATTTGTCTAAACGATTTGTTTCTGTTTTAGTCATAAATTTACCACCACAATCCATGATATTCATCAATAAAATGCTTCATTCCTTCTAGTCGTCTTTGCTCATTTTCCTTTTCAATATCTTGCCAGTTGTCTTTTAATTTGTGTGTGTCTTCTTCAAACAAAATCTCACTATTCTCCTTAAATGCCTCAAATCCACTTATCATTAAATCTATTTCCATACCACTTGCTTTGTGATCGACCATACCCTGATCTCTCATTTCAGCCAATGCTGGTACTATCACTGATGCTAAATAATCATTGAGATTCCATACATCACTATAAGCATAACCATACATTCCTCGTTGATAAAATGCTTTTAATTCTTTCCAAGTATCTCTTGGTAAAGTAAGTAAGTGCGGATGTCGCCACCAACGACCTCCAACAAAAACTCCTATCTGTCTTTCTTTCTTCATATCTCTGTTTTAGTCATAACTGTTGATAAAATGTTGACAAACACCGCCTCCCCCTGGTATATTATAGCCAGGTGTTGGGGAAACAATGCCGAGCAGGTAACCAACCTGTTCTTTTTTTTATTGCCTAATGTTCAAGCCAGGGACCAGGATGTGGCGGTAGACAGAGCCTGGAATTAAGTCTGAACACTAGTTGGTGAATATAGTACGTTATAAGCGGAGTATCAGCAGTTTATAGACCTAATGGATACTTGGTCAAAAAAACATCCAGGCGATATGGACTGATGCGGCGCTTCCTATTGCCGTCTGGTATTTCTCCAGAATCCACATCGCTTGGATGTCTAGGAAGCTTTCATCAACCCTATTATACCATTATTAGGTTAAGAGGGTGTGGATAAGTGGTTAAGGATACGGACCTGCTTTTTTAGTTTAAGCTAGGTGAGCCCAGCGTGCACAAGAATTCTTACCTAAGCTTAGCTTAAAAATGACATGGACCGCACTATGCTTGCAAAATACATTTAACCTTTTTCAGAAATAAAACGTTCAATATAATCTTCTATTGAAGATAATTCAATAGATTGATGTTCAACCCATTTCTGAAACTCACCTATGGTCAGCCCGTGTTTATCTAAATAAACCATTATATCCCAAAGTCTCATACATCTTAAAGTTTTCCCTACTTGATAGGTTTTGTCACACTATCAGGTGAATCATCACAGTTTTTAGACGTTTCTGATACCTTGGTCAAAGGGTTATTAAGACTTTTAATAGCTTCTGCTTGTTCATCAATAATCTTAATCAGTAATTCGATTGTTTTTAAGAGGATTTCTTCTTTCATACGTTGCTAGTATTTACTTATGAGCGGGGACGAACCCGTTAAGGTTCGTGAGCTGCTCACAACCCCGCTATAAATAAATAAGTTTAATACACAGAATGGAATTAGGTAACCATGACCGTCGTCTATTGTTCGTCTTATAAAACCAGCGTAATGGCCAGCGGCCTACGAACTAAAAGCCACCTAACTCCATACTATGTACTAATACGTTTCAAATAAAACAGTCTTTGAATCGTGAAGACCAATGTCACCTATAACAAGATCATCAACTTTAAGCTTAATTTCAAGATCAGGGTCAAAGTTTTTTAATTGTTCTAATAGTTCACCTACTGTCATACTAATATACTTTTATTGAATGGCCTGAACCCTCTACTCTTTGCAACCATTCTGCCATACTCCCGTTGGAACGCACTGTATGGTTTCCCGACTCGTCTATTTACTTAATTTTTAACTTCTTCATACATTGTCTCATGACAGCAGAAATAATGTGTCCTTTGAACTCGTCTGATGGATCTTCAAGACCAATATAATCCATGATGTAAGACGCAGCGTGTGAAGCTTCATGAGCTAACGCTGGAAGCGACTCAGTTACTGGTAGATCACCGTTTATAGAAATAATTGGGTGGTTATTCGCTGTTTTCAATCTATCCCATGTACCACCCCTTTGCTGAGAAACAATTTCTTCAATTTGTCCTTTTGTCCTGCCTCTTGTTTCTTTGTAAAGATAATTCGTCAGCTCTTTAATTGTCCCTATAACAACAATTATTTCGTATTCTTCAGTAAATGCTGAAACAACAATTTCTTTCATACTAATATACTTCTTTAGTTTCATCACAGCCCTCGTTACCACAGCGGTATTTGGAGCCACAAGTTATAATACCAAGCTCATTAACGGCACTCTTATCAGTGTTTGGATCAAACTGTTCTACCATCTTCACAAATAACCCGTCGTGGTTGCAGCCAGGGTAAGCTTTGGTGATCTCAAATTCTGTTTGATCTAATTGCTTATAGTCAATAACGAACGCACCACATTTTGGACATTGTAGGTCTTCCTCTAATTGAGGAATTGCTAAAGTAATCTTACATTGTGGACAGGGGATTTCTTTCATACTAATATACTTCTTTAGTTTCATCACAATGACACTCACCCTCAGTAGAAGCTGAATTTTCAGGCAATATCTGTTTGTTGCATTTCTCGCAAATTGGAATAGTGATTGTTGTCATACTCTTTGATTACTTCTTTAGCTAAATAAACCGCTTCTTCAATGGATATATAACAAGAGGATAATCGTCCTTCATGTTTAGTATCTAGTTGTAAAAATCTTTTATCTAATCCACAGGTACAGTCATGAATTTCTTTAGCCTCACCGTTCAAAGCTGCATTACAAGAACAATAACGACTTTCATAAACATAAAGATTGCTTATCTGTCCACTTGATAATTCTGTTGACCATCTAATTATAGCCATACTAATATACTTCTTAATCTTCTAATGGCATATCTCGAAGCCACAGAAGAGTTTTAATACAGTCTTTAGGAAGAATCCTTAGGGCTAATCTAAGCAGACAAGATACTATCAGCAATCTTATTTCTTTGATTAGTGCTTTCATACTAATATACTTCTTTAGTTCAAAAAATAAATCAACAAACAGTTAGTTAAACTTCCAC